TAGGCTATTCTAATAATTGCGTTTGATGCGTCTGCTGCTGGAAATTGAATAGTAAAATCACCATTAGTTGATGTTTTATCACCACCAAAATCTAATACACATACTGAAGGGTCTCCAGATGCAGCTTCATTATAAATTAATGCACCTCTTGCAGTAATTGTAGCTGTACTAAAAGTTAAATCATTAAAATCTGTTAATGCAGTTGTACCAGATGTTGTAGGTGTAACACTTGTTAAAAATGCACCTTTTGCTGTATATCCTGTACCACTTGCTTCATTACTTGAAGTATATGCAGTTGTAGCAGCATCTAAAGATGCACTACTTGTATATAAAGCTAGTTTAAAAACATTACTTGCTGCTGTAAAATCGTGAGTAGCAGTCATTAACTCTTTTTTGAATGAAGTACACATTGCTTGTGTTATTGCCATTATAGTCTCCTAATAATATTAGCCATTTCTTTATGACCTTGTTTTTCTAATAATCCTGCTACAGTAGCTCTATCACTAGCAATAGCTTGTTTTAAATATAATAAAATAACTTGCTGTATAGTGTCTTTAAATGCTTCTGCTTGGGCTTTAACCATAGGGTCTGCATTATCACTAATACTTACAATTTTATTTACTATTCTTTCAGTCCAATACTCAGGACTTAAACCTTTGTTATTTGTTGTTTCAACACTAACTGTTCCAACTGTTGGTTTTACATCTACGCTAAACATTATGTTACCTGTTGCCTAACTGGACCAGTTCTATAATTATCTTTAGTATTTTTACCTTCACCAAGATTTTTAAGTCTTGATACAGCTTCACTAAATCTATTTTGATAGTTTGTTAATACATCTGGTTCACCTTTCATAAATGTATATGCTTCTACTAAAGAACCATACAGCATACAATCTGGTGCATTTGTACCTAACCAACTTGTGCCATCTCCTGATGTTGTTATAGAAGTTGGTTTATATTCATAATGTAACTCTACTGTTAAATTACTATTAGGTGTAGGAGCTACAATAAAACTATCTTCATCAAATCTTGCATAATATTTAGGAATACCTGTTGTAGTGCTATCAGGATATGCTTCTCTTATAAAAGCTACATCTTTATATAACAAATATTCATAACCACTATTATCTACTGCCAATGAATGTGATGCTAAAAAATCGGTTGGGCATGATAAATACTCATTACCATTAGTTAATGTACCTGTAACATTTTTTCTAAAAAAAGGTAGTGATACTAATTTTTGTATTCTATCTTCTGTATTAACAATAAATTCATCAAGATTATCTACAAAAGTAGATTCAGTATTATTAGAATAATCCTGTATTGCTGTTTTTAATGTTGTATATGTCCAAGCCATTATTCTGTACTCACTTTAACTGTTCCTACTTCTACTCTAGATAATATTCCTGTACCTGATACAGGATTAAATCCAAAATATTGAGTTGATGATGTTCTACCTCTATCTGGTCTAGGATTAAATAATGATTGATTATCTGCTGTATCTAACTCACCTAATCTATATTGTGGGTGGTCAACATCAAAACAACTAGAACATACCCTTAATCCATTACGAATACCATCTTCTATTTCGTATTGTAAATCGTTTAGCTTATAAGTAAAACCACATCTATCGCAGTCTCCTAAAGCTTTCTTGCCTGCTGCGTAACTCATCTATAAGCATTTGTATCAGGAACAAATTTAACTGGTGCTCGTTCTCTATCAGCATCACTTACATCGTTCCAAAGTTCATCATACCTTTGTTTTATCATAGGTACTCTATTTTGTGCTTCTGGTATTTTACAAGCTAAATTATAAGCTAGTGCATATGTTAAACATGGTAGATATCTACTAGGAACATCTGCATTATTACTTGCAACATTACCTGCATCTTCAATTCTTTTAATATAATCATATACTAAAGTATACGTTTCAGCAGAATCAGGTGTTGCCCATAAAACAATATTGTTAGAACTAGTACCTTTGTCTATGTAAAACTGTGTAGGTTTTGATTCTAATAGTTTTACTGCTTGATGATTATATTGCGTTCTAGAAATTCTATTTAATCTTTGGTCAAACTGATTACTTGTATCACCTGCATCAGTTCTAATAAAAGCATCTACTACTTCTAATGCACTTGACTCTAATGCGTATGTATTAGTGCCAGCAGTTAAAGCTTGTGATGCTTGTTCTATCTTCCAAAGATTTAAACCTTTGTTCTGCCATTCTAAAAATATTAAATTAAGTGCTCTTTTAGCTCCTTTATAATCATAACCTGAACGAAGTTCACTACCGCATAAATCATAGGCTTCTTCCATGATGTCGGCTAAATCTAATGTAAATGCTGTAGTTCCGCTTGTTGCCATTATGCTTTTTTTCTTATGCCTATGTATTTATTTTTACTTTCTATTTCTGAGTCAACTAATTTTTGTTTAAATTTATAGTCTGCTTCAGCGTTTTCACCTTTAAGTAATATTGCTTCTTCTTTTTGTTTAAGTTTTTTTAATTTTTTTTGTATTGATTCTAATGATTCATTATTAGTATCACGACCAGAACTAAATCTATTTCTTTTCATAATTAATTCCTAATTAACACTTCCACCTTCTACGAGCCTGCCTTATTCTTGAATTAGGGTCGTTTCTAGTTTTAGCTGAACTTCTTTTAAGTTGTCCTAAAGACCTTGCACAATAAGACTTTCTGCGTTTTGCAGCCTTACTGCCTTTTTTTACTTTACCTGTTACTGCTGTTTTTAACTTAGAGCCAGGGTTTAATCTTCTATAAGCTTTAACCCCAGCTTTAGTCATACCAGCTCCAGACTTTGTAGGTCTAAAGTTTTTTTTATTTCTAGCGGGCATTTTAGCCCTTTTACGCATAGACATTTATTTGCTTAAGACTTACCGCCTTTAGCCATGCCTTTAGTTCTTTTCTTTTTCATAGCTGGTACTGAAGTGTTACCACCGCCAAACATTCTTTTAACATAATTTTTATATGTTTCTGTTTTAGCTTCTTTACCAACTTCAGTCATTTTACCGCCAGACATACCATACTTAGTTTTTTTACCGCCTGACATTCCATATTTAGATTTTTTCATAATTCACCTATTTTTTTGATTTTTTTGCTGCAGCTTTTTTCTTAGCTGGAGCTTTCTTTTTAACTGGTTTTTTACCGCCAACATAAGCTTCATTAATGTCAGGTGTAGATGGGTCATCTCCTACAAGTTGACCTTTAGCATTTCTTGCTCTCTCACCATTCATCTCTGCACACTTACGTTCTGCATCTTCTAAGTCTGGGTCTGGACCAAATACAGGTCTATAGATACCATCTGCATCAAGATGTAAAACTTTATATTGTGCTGGAAATTCACCAGTTTCTGATATTACATATTTTTTTGCCATAATTAATTCCTATTAATCAGAATATACTTTAACCATTTCTAAAGTAATGGAATAAGTATCTCCTGAAGAGTGACCTTTAGTAGTAAATAAGATGTCTCCTGTTTTACCACTACCTGCGTTATTTGGTAAACCACCAAAGTCTTTGAAGTCCATATGTCCATTACTACTTTCAGCAAGTTCCATTAGTAGAACATTACTTGTAGCATCTAAGAACATTTGAACAGACATACCTACGATAGCGTGACTAACTCGCATAACTCTAACTTCTGAACAAGCTTTACCTGCTGAATTAGAAGCCAAAGCAGATACATCTACTTTGGCTACTGCGGATTCTCCTGTGCCATCGCTGACATTTGTAAACTTCATAACACAATTTCTTTCACCATCAATTATGGTTTGTGTTGTTACTGCATCAGCCATAGTTATCTCCTAAAATTATGCGTCAGCAAATGGAGTTACTAAAGTGCCTGAACCTAATGTGATTCCTTCTACTGCATACTTAGCACTACCTATTGCAGTTACTGTAATAATGCTTCCTGCTAATCCACCTTTAGTTGAGCCATTTAATGTAATAACATCATTATCTGCACCAGAAATAAAAGTTTTACCTGTTGCATCACTAACACCAGTATATAAACCACCTACGAATTTATCTGTACCATCTGTAAGAATATCCATATCAGTAGCTGCTGTTTCTACTACAAAAGTAAAAGTAGCTCCTAAATTGTTTGTTTGATTTGGGTCCTCATCATTACCTGGAGCTGTAGCAACGATAGAAGGTAAAGTAAACTTACCATCTGCATCATTACAAGTAAGAATTTTACCTGCGTGTGCATCTACTGTGAGTGTTGTGTCTGCAGTTAAACTAACTACGTTAGCGTTACCTGCTGAAATAAATCCTGCTAATGACTTAACTGGACCTGAAAATGTTGATTTTGCCATAATTTCCTCCCAAGGAAATAAGTTCTACTGTCTTGGCTTGTCTGCTAGGTCAGTCTGTAGAACAATTAAAAAACCCTAGATTTAATAATATACCATAAAAAAAAGGGGAGCGTATGCTCCCCTTAAAGTTCTTACGAACTACCTGGTGAACCGAAGATACCTAGTGGGTCAGATACACCGAAAGAATATCTTTCTCTCGCTTTATATCTAACATTACCAGTATCGAAGTCTCCATCCATAGTAGTAGTCATAGGTGCTCTAACAAAATGCTTCATTCCATCTGGAACATCTGTTGTGATAAAGAAAGCATTTGTATCAGTTAAATAATGATTAACTGAATAACCTTCTGGAATCACACCATTAGTTTTCACAGCATTAATGTCATTGTCAGCAGTTCCTACTCTATAATCACTTTGTAACAATCTAGTTGCCACAAACTGTAAATCAGAAGGAATGATAAGCTTTCTAGCTTTTGCTGCAATTTTAAGCCCTCTTTCATCAGTCCATTTGCCGATTTGAATGATTGCATCTTCTAAAGATGTTTCATTTAAGTCAGCTCCTGTTGATGGTCTATTACTATTGGTGCCGCCACTTACAAGTGGGTGAGCTGTGCTAAATAAAGCAACACCATCACCAGAAGAGAAAGTAGTTGAGAATCCATTATTTAATGGATATGCTGCTTTCACTTGCTTTGTGTAAGACATAGCTCTAGCTAATGCTTTAGTATATCTAGCTGATACTGATACATAGAGGTTATCCTCCATAGCTTCTTCAGTAATGCTGAATCCTAAACCAATAGTTTCATGCGTATATCTAGCGACAAAAGATTCTTGTGCAGTATCATAAGTGATAGCTGAACCTTCATCTTTTACTGGAGCAGCTCCAAAACCAGATAACTTCAATTCTTCTTCGAAACTTCTTTCAGAATTTTCAGTTACATAGATTTCTTCATGCTCGTTCTCGTAACGATTATATTCTTCACCGAATAATGCGTTAAGACCAGGTAAGAGTTGTTTTAACTCGTTAGCTCTTGAAATAGCTGCCATAATTTACTCCTTAACCTATACCTGTTGTATTTAACAACTGGTGTCCAACATTAAACATAACTAGTACATCAGTATACGAATCACCAACAGCACTATCTGGTCCATCAACAAAGTCAACGACTTTTAGTGGTAGTGTATTGGTAGTATTTGCTGTACTCCCATCGACTGCGTTTTTACTTGTACCAATTGCTGTACTTCCTGCAGTTTGCACAACAGCACAGTTCTTGCCAAGGTCGTCTTGTCCAAGAGTTTCGTCTGATTGCATTTGCATTAGTATGAAAGGGTCAGTAGCAACA